TTCTTATATTTAGCGATTAAATCATCAATAGATGTTATCTTGGTATTAGCACCCACATTGTACTCAATCTTGGTATTTCCCCTAGTGATGGCCTTCACTTCCCCAGTATTCTGGTTGTCTTGTCCACCACTTGACAATACCTTGTTGTATTCGCTTAGCATTTCAACTATTACAAGTTCTAAGTCAGCTGGAATATCATCCCTGTTGCAGAAGTTCTTAATCTTTTGAATAAGGATATCAAGAACGAGAGATATTGTACTCTCATTCTCTAATGTATCCTTACCTAGTAAGATTTTGAGTTTTGATATAATTCTCTCGTTCATTCTATCACCTTCCTATACTATGCGCCCTTTACTTTGCAAGTGAAGTTTACAAGTGCCTTAGGCTCAATTACCTTAGTACCATATACAAATAGCCCCTTAACCGCATCAGCAAAAGTCTTTTCAGGTCTGTAAGATTCTATTTCTGTAATCTGGCCCGCATAAGTTATGGCCTGTTCTGTACCTGCCATGATGGAGTACTTATTAGCAGCCACTGGTACATTATTTGACATTCTTAGCGTGAAGCCTGCTACATCTGCACCATCAATTACACCATTAGCTAACACCTTAAAGTCCTTAGTAAATCTTGGATCCTTAGATAGCATACCTAAATACCAAGCTGGTATAATAGCAAATCTTCCTGCTCTTGTTACGTTATTTTCATCAAGCTTAACTGCTAAGTCTACTAGCTGGTCATACGCATTAGCTACTTCTACATCTATTGGTGTAGCTGTAGACCCTACCTTGATACCCGCATCTTTTACAAAACTAGCTATGTGCTGGTCAATAACATCACCTATGGCGTATGATGCTCTGTCCATTGCCTTGTCTACTAACTTAACATTAGCCTGTGCCGCATCTATATCATCCACCTTGAAATTGAAGTACTTGGCCTTGTCAATCACAAGTTCCTGTTGAGTTGATGTTACCTCTTCAGGATCTGCCAGCTTCTTAGGTGCGCCATCACCAGTTAGGTAATCCTTAATAGCAATTGGACCTATCTGATTAATCTTAACCTTATCTCCTAGCTTCTTGATTTCACCTTCGTAGTCATGATTAACGACATCTGCATACACTAGCTTCTTATCTAAGTTTGCCTGTAGTCTAGCTGACCACAGCGTTGGTATAAAATTCTTAATTGACATATTCTATTCTCCTTCTTTTATAATTTCATGTCTTTTATGGCATCCCAATTTGCATTGATCTCTGCCATAGACATGCCCCTTAGACTGTCTGAAGATATCGTAGTATTCTTGTCAGTAGTCTTGGGTGTTTTCCCTTTTAATCTCTCATTGACTGCATTTTCAACTGCTATATCAAACTTTTCCTTAAATAGCTTGATATTTTCATTTGTGGACTCTGCATTTTCACCCATTAAAAAAGAGCTAAACTCAACATCAAGCCCTTGCTTACCAAGTTCTTTTACTGTTTCTAGCTCTAGCCTATCTCTATTGAATTGGGCCCTGTCCTGTTCAAATTTAGTCTTTTCTTTTTCAAACTCTGCCTTGGCTCTTTCATCCGCTGACATCTTGGCCAGTTTCTCTGCTTCCGATTTTTCGTCTTCAAGCTTTTTCTCGTATTCTCTTTGCCATTTTTGTTCAGCAGTCTTCATAGCCTGGGTAACTCTTTTATCAGATTCAGACTGAATTAACTTCTGCAATTCATCTTCTGTGTACGTCTTACCCTCTAGCTTGTTCTCCTCTGGTGGGTTATTTTCTCCGCCATTACCAGCTCCTGTATCCTCTGCCAGTAGCTGTAAATTCATCTTAAGTCCCTTATAGTTATTTTCCATCCCTCTAAGTTACCGTCCTTTCTTTTAAATAAAAATAAGACCTTTTAGTGACTTGTCTGGGTCGATTTCTTCACTAAAAAAGCACCCTAACTACTGTTAAAGTGCTTTTAATAATTATATCCTGCTTCGTGCTTGACTTTATCAAAATTTGCTTTCGTTTCCTCATCTGTCAAGTAGTCTTTTGCGCAAGGCCCATACATTACCTTCTTTGGGTTTTTTAGAACATCTTCCACATCCTTTTTATCTAGATTAGTTATTTCTTCATCAAAGCTTGTCCACTTCAAAAAAGAATCTAAAAGTACTTCTATAATTACTAGCCCACTTGATTTTACTACGCATGCGCAACGCCCATCTTCTAACGTTATCAGTATTCCACCCAGACCATTGCTGCCTATTAATTCTTTAAATTTCAACACATCTATCACCTTCTATTTTATATGCTTTTATGTTGTGCCCCTTTAACGCTTCAATTAGGCTTTTTTCTGGCACATCCTGAGTAAAGCAAACTTCCTTTACTTCACCAAGTGTTAATTTTCCATGGTATTGGAGTTCTATATATCTTACATTTATCTTATTCACTAGATCCTCTACAGAATTAAATTTATTATTTTTAATCAAATCTGTATATTTATTTATGGCGTTTAGTTCAATACATCCAATATTGGCTTTTTCTGTACTGCTCGCAATCACCTTTTTATTAACAGCATTCCCAAGACTATTGTTGACGGTCATTGTGACCCTGCCCTTTAAGGCTTTTTTATCAAACCTAAATATTACATCTCCATATTGGTCGGTCCCGCCACACATTTTATTATGGTCAAAGTCTTTAAGATAGTCTTTGTTACCTAGATATCCATATTTTTCATAGTCAGACTTTTTCAGTTTTTTGGTATTTGCCCCAAATAATTGAGTTGTAGCCTCTTTTCTGTAGTCTTTACTTACTGTACCACCACTTGTGTTAGTTTCAAATTGATTCTTGAACCTATTATCTGTTACTAAGCTTTCTAAGTCCTTACTCTTTATTCTTATTGAGTATTCTGATGTTCTTACTATATCATCCAGCGTTTTTTCAACAATCTTCTTGTCTGAAGTTGAAATTTTATTCTTTAGGTTTGATTCATACCAGTTTTTACTGTGACTTTCAAAGTTACTTAGTGTTTTTGGAACATCTTTAATCTTGTCTGGTTTCTTACTATTATTATACTTCATTTCCTGGTATTTATCAAAGCTTTTAGGTACTTTGTCACCATATTTTTTATGCTTATTGTATTGCTTTTTATCGTTGTACCTATTGTTCCATTTCTTTTCCTCTATCAGATACTTAGGGTCAGACTCAACATACTTCTTGTGCCACTCTTTATAGTTTAATGACTTATCAACTTTGACTTCGTTATTGAACATATCTCTGGCCGTCCTGGTGCCTTCCAAAGCTCCAGTATATGGTGCAGTGGTACTTCTACATCTAGGGTGCATTGGTGGATAATTTACCCCTGCTTGTGCATCTTTAATACTAAATACTTCATGGTCCAAATCTCTGCATATATCAGAGGTTCTTAAGTCTAGGGTAGCGACATAGATATATTCATCAACACCCATTTCATTATAGGCTTTCAGTGTGCCAAGGCTACTAAAATAAGCCTGTTCTGTATGCACCAATGTAGCAGCTGCCCTTTTTGATACATCCATCTTCTTTGCTACACTTTCTATAGCCTGTGTGCAGTCAGCCCCTGAAATAGCCATCTTTACAATCTCTTCTTCCAAGGCATCTTTTAGTTTGGCCCTATTCTTCCATATTCTTTCGCTGAAGTTCTTCCCTGACCAGGGTCTTTCAAATTCTTTTACTATTTCCCCTATAGTCAGTTTATGAAATTCTTTTACCACTGACTCACCAGTAGCTACCCCTATATCAAATATTACCCTATGATAGTTTGTTTGTATCGACTCTTTCATAAGCGATTCTACCGCTTCATGTTGGTAGATATATGCCTTGTCTATTTGCTTTTGGATATTAAAGAATGTTTCTTCAAGGTGACTTATCCTTGATCTAGTGGATAAGGTGTTAAGTTCCAGTTGTATCTCTGGGCTGTCTATTAGGTCCATATACTCTTCTAATCCCATTCTAAAGCTTTTATACTCATCACCTGTTAGAAGCTTAGTAGCAAGGTCATAATCAAGTTCGTTGTCCTCTGCATACCTGTAGTATAGTACTGATATTTCCTTTTCAATTTCCTTCAAGCAATTATAGAATGCATCATTAATTGTCTTAACTACTTCATCTGCTGACCTGATATCTGCCCGTGACCTTTCAAGAGCCCTTTGAATCCAGTAGTTACTCTTCTTCGGCATCAGTATCACCACCCGCATTATCTATATTGGTGAAATCATAACTGCTTGTTATCTCCTCATCCTCTGCCTTTTTCTTTTCTAACTCTTCTTTTGCGTTTTCGACAAATGGAAGTTGGTTAAGTAATGTTTCACTACTTAGGTAAGGTGATAGATTCTTAATAGTCTGTGATAGCTCATATATGTTCTGTGGTAGTGTGTTAGCAAATTTGATATTTATATTAGTAAATAGGTCTATGTCCTTTTCTAGGCTTAGAGAATTACAAATAAGTTCTATCCTTCGCTGTAATCCCTTCTTAAATTTCCTTTCCTTGTTACTCCTTATCTGTTCCATGGCCAGTATCTTATATCTTATCGACACACCGCTTAGGTTATTACCAAAGCTTTCATCCTGCATATCTGGAGTGTATGAA